CTTATGGACGAAGGCGCCACTCTTGGTGTTTCATCCCGAGGAATGGGTTCTATGAAAGCCAATAAACAGGGTATCATGGAAGTTCAGAATGACTTTATGTTGGCTACGGCTGGTGATATCGTCGCTGATCCTTCTGCGCCAATGGCATTTATGCGTGGCATAATGGAAGGCGTAGATTGGATTTACAATGTTGCTTCTGGATCATGGGTCGCACAGAACTCACTAGACCAGATTCATGAAGAAACAAAGAGCATGGATTCACAGCAATTAGAAGAGAACGCATACCGCTTATTCAATAAGTTTTTGAAGTCTCTCTAAAAAGCGAATAATAAATTTTTATAAATAACATTAACAATATTGATGATTCATTTCAAAGGAGAAAACAACATGTCAGAGAAAGAATTAGACCAGTTAGATGAATTTAAAGCCGATGGCGAAAATTCAACTGCTGCTGACGCCGTAGCTGGCGCAGGTGGTTCTGTAAAGAAGCGTATGGCAGACAAAGCCACCGCTGCTGAAAAGGCAGACAACATCGAAGACGATGTTAAAACACCACAAGGAACTGCTGGTAAAGTAGCACCAAAGCGTACCGCCGACCGTGGTATGAAAGAATCAGTAGAAGAAATGTTTGCTGGTTCAGACCTTTCAGAAGACTTCAAAGAAAAAGCAACTGTTGTTTTTGAAGCCGCTGTCCACGTAAAACTTACAGAAGAAGTTGCACGTCTAGAAGAAGAATTCGAAGCGAAACTTGATGAGCAAGTTGAAATTGTCGTTTCAGAACTAACAGAAAAAGTAGACACGTATCTTGATTATGTTGTCGAAAACTGGATGGAAGAAAACAAAGTAGCAATCGACCGTGGCATTCGTGCTGAGATTGCAGAATCATTCATCAATGGACTACGTGATCTATTCGTAGAGCATAACATCAATGTTCCAGAAGATGAAATTAACGTTGTTGCTGATATGGCAGAACAACTTGAAGCAACCGAAAATCAGCTAAATGATGCAATCAACGAAGCCATCGAACTTCGTGCCCAGCTAGAAGATTCCACGGTAGAGAAAATGGTTGAGTCCTATTCAAAAGGTCTTACTGAAACGCAAGCCGAAAAATTGTATACTCTTGCAGAAGGTATTGAATTTTCAGACGTAGAAGAGTTTGAAAAGAAACTCAAAATCGTCAAAGAAAGCTATTTCGATAGCAAGAGTGTTCTTAGTGAAGGTCTAGATTCTCTTGATCCTATCGAAGACGCACAAACTTCGATGATTAAACATGATCCCTCGGTTTCAGCATATGTTGATGCTATTTCAAGATCACTTAGAAAATAATAATATAAATAAACTTGTATTGGTAAAACAAAACTCAAAGGAGAAACACCAAAATGTCTATTGAATCTTTAAACGAAAAGTGGGGCCCTGTTCTAGAACATGCCGATCTTCCTAAAATTGCTGGCGCTCACAAGAGAGCAGTAGTTGCACAACTTCTAGAGAACACAGAAGCTGCGCTTAGAGAAGGTAATGCATGGACAACTTCTTCACTTATCAGCGAAACCACTAACGTTTCTGCCGATCTTAGCGGTCAGACAAAGGGCTACGATCCAGTTCTTATCTCTCTTATTCGTCGTTCGATGCCAAACCTAGTTGCATATGATATCGCTGGCGTTCAGCCAATGACTGGTCCAACTGGACTTATCTTTGCAATGCGTTCTAAGTATGCTGTCACACCAGCAAACACCGACACATGGACAGAAGCATTCTACAACGAAGCCGATACTGACTTCTCTGGCGCAGGCACACAAGCTGGTACAACTGGTACTGCCGCAACTGCAAACTCCGGCACTGGCATGGCTACTGCTGTTGCAGAAGCAAACAACACTTTCGCAGAAATGGGCTTCTCAATCGAAAAAGTCGCCGTAACTGCAAAAAGTCGTGCGCTAAAAGCAGAATACACAACTGAGCTTGCACAAGACCTAAAAGCAATTCACGGTCTAGACGCAGAAACAGAGCTTGCAAACATCCTTACTTCGGAAGTTCTTGCAGAAATCAACCGTGAAGTTATCCGCACAGTCTATACTACTGCTGTACAGGGTGCTAACTCGGGCGTTACTACTCCAGGTACATTCGACCTAGACGTTGACGCAAATGGCCGTTGGTCAGTTGAGAAGTTCAAGGGTCTTATGTTCCAACTTGAGCGTGAAGCAAACCAAATCGCCAAGTCTACCCGTCGTGGTAAGGGTAACATCATCATGTGTTCATCTGACGTTGCATCCGCACTTCAAATGGCAGGCGTTCTTGACTATACACCAGCGCTTAACAGCAACGGTCTAAATGTCGATGACACAGGCAACACATTCGCAGGCGTTCTAAACGGTCGCTTCCGTGTTTACATCGACCCATATTCCGGCGGCAACTACGCTGTTGTTGGTTATAAAGGTTCGAGCGCATTCGATGCGGGTCTGTTCTATTGCCCATACGTCCCACTTCAGATGGTTCGTGCTGTTGGTGAAAATGACTTCCAGCCAAAGATCGGCTTCAAAACCCGTTACGGCATGGTATCAAATCCATTCGCAGACGGCGCTGCCGGTGTTACTCAGGGCGCACTTACAGCGAACACGAACTTGTACTACCGTAGAATGTTGGTCTCCAACATCCTATAATAAGAATTGGGTTAACCAATCTACTAGAGGCAGCCTTCGGGCTGCCTTTTTTCGTTCCTGTATAAATAGATGATAGAACTGATAAGGGATTTAGTAATGCAACAGAATTTTTTACCACAGAACGGATTCTCTTTTAATGTGGATCGTTTACCTAATATCTCTTTCTTTGCGCAGACAGCTAACATTCCTGGTGTATCGAAACAGTTTACCGAAGTTCTTACGCCATTCAAAACCATTTACAGACCAGGCGATAGACTTACATATGACGATCTAACTTTGACTATCAGAAGCGATGAAAATATGGAAGCGTTTCTTGAGATATTTAACTGGATGACAGCTTTGGCAAGAGTTGAGGGGTTTGCCAACTATAAGGCATTGTCTGCTGAACAAGGTCTTTACTCAGACGCTTCTCTCATGATTCTGAATACGAAAAAGAACCCAAAGATACAATTTACGTTTGAAGACCTGTTTCCAATTCAACTTGGACAGATGACGATGGACTCTTCTGCGTCCGATCTAACATACGCAACGTTCGATGTAACTTTCAAATATACCGGGTACACGATAAAAACTCTTTGACATTTCTATCTTAGTGTGTTATACTGAGTAAGAAATCTATGGAGTTGAATGTGAAAGTCGAAGATATTTATTCAGAGTGGGCTAAAGACGGCGAGATTGACCAAGTAAACTTGTCACGAACTGCGTCCGATATTCCCAAACTACATAACAAGTATTACAGAATGTATGTAGAAGAAGGTATGAAGTTGAAGAAGCAACGTGCCGACTATAAAGTAATGATCAAACTAAAGAACGATTACTACCGTGGTGATCTAGACAGTACAGAACTAAAGCAGTATGGCTGGGAACCACAGCCACTGCGCATACTCAAATCCGATATACCTACATACATAGATGCAGACAAAGACGTTATCGATGTCTCTCTTAAAATGGGTCTACAAGAGGCCAAGGTAGAATACTTGGAGTCTATCATAAGACAAATAAATAATCGGAACTTTATCATTAAGTCTATAATTGATTGGGAGCGATTTAGAACTGGAGCATAATGGAACTTGTTACTATTGAGAGAGTGAACGAATTATATGTAAGAGTTCGTGCCGAGCCGTCCACAAAAATGGAAATGTCCTCATACTTTGAGTTCGAAGTACCTGGTGCTAAGTTTTCGCCAGCCTTTCGAAACAAAGTATGGGACGGCAAGATAAGACTGTTCAACTATATGACCGGTCTTATCTATGCTGGCTTAATCCCTCACATTCTAAAGTTCTGTAATGATAGAGACTACGAGTGCGAAGTTGACGCAGCGCTAAGAAACGAAGAAAATGTTCAAGATACTGCCGGTTTCGATCTTGCAAAAGAGTTTGACTCTTCATATGAACCACGAGCATATCAGAACGAAGCAATCGTTCACGCAATCAAAAATCATCGCTCACTGTTGCTTTCTCCTACCGCTTCTGGCAAATCGTTTATCATCTATCTGTTATCTCGGTATCATGTAGAGCAAGATAGAAAAGTTCTAATCGTTGTTCCTACGACTTCTCTCGTGTCACAGATGACTTCGGACTTCATTGAATATAACAAGAACAGACCTCTTGACATACACCAAATCATGGGTGGTATAGACAAGAATGTAAATGCAGACTACACCATCACGACTTGGCAGTCTGTCTTCAAAGAAAAGAAAGCATGGTTTGACAAGTTCGACACTATCATAGTGGACGAAGCCCACCTTGCTAAAGCTAAGTCTATCACTGGTATTATGGAGAAAATGCCAGATTGCAAATATCGTTATGGTCTTACCGGCACACTTGACGGTACACAGACACATAAGCTGGTACTTGAAGGTCTGTTCGGAAAGGTGTTTCAAGTTGTAAAGACTAAGACGCTAATCGATGACAAGACTTTGGCCGAGTTCAAAATCAAAGCAATCGTTCTAGGTTACCAAGACCATATTCGTATACAGAATAAAGGCAAGAGTTACCCAGAAGAAATTGACTTCATTGTTCGTAACGAAGCAAGAAACAAGTTCATCCGCAATCTAGCATGGTCACTGCCTGGCAACACACTCATTCTATACCAGTTTGTAGAGAAGCACGGCAAAGTGGTTGCGCCGATGCTAAAGAAAGAGGGTAAATCTATCCACTTCGTACACGGCGGCATCAAAGCAGAAGAAAGAGAAGCGATTCGACACAAGACAGAAGCGACGGACAACAACATCATTCTTGCGTCGTATGGCACTTTTTCAACCGGTATAAATATCAAAAAGCTAGATAACATCATCTTCGCATCGCCCTCTAAGGGAAAGATACGAAATCTACAGTCTATCGGGCGTGTTCTCAGAAAAGGCAACGGAAAAGAAACTGCTACACTTTACGACATTGTTGACGATCTACAGTGGAAAAACAAAAAGAACTTTGCGACCCTTCACTTCATGGAAAGAGTGAAGATATACACAGAAGAAGGTTTTGAATTCAAAATCTATAACGTAGATATAGAGGGTTAAACATGGCAAATATCGTAAACTTAAAACTAAAAAACGGATCAGACTTGATCGCCATCCTTACAAAGGACGAAGACAAGTTTGTGGTAGTAGACAACCCAGTAGAAATACAGACCGATCCCACTCATGGATTCTACGCTAAGTCTTGGCTACTGTTCTCTGATGAAAGTCTCGTTACACTCGACCGGTCAGACATCTTCTACATTCAAACGGCTAACGAGAAGGCGATAGGTTACTACGAAGACTTCATCGATAAAGTTAGTGCAGACAAGAGTCTCGTGACAGATGAGGACTTTACAAGTGATCTTGAAGATGTGTTCACAGCGATGATGGAGTCCAGAACCACAGTGAAGCATTAACATACTATAACATATCTTATATATTCTCATAAGCGCTATGTTTATTATACACCTACTGGGCCAAGAGTCAAGAGAAAAATGAGCTTGACAACAACTATTTTTTATGTTATACTGAATAAAATGAGGTTAAAGTGATTAAAAAAGTAAAGAAGAACTACATCAACAACGCAGAATTCTTCGAGGCAGTCAAAGCCTACAAGAAACAGTGTGTCGAAGCCGAGAGTGCAGGCGAAAGCATTCCACGCATTCCCAACTATATTGGTGAGTGCGTATTCAAGATCGCAACACGACTTGCATCACGTCCGAACTTCTCAGGTTACTCGTACAAAGAGGACATGATTTCGGATGGTCTAGAGAACGCCATTCAAGCACTTGGTAACTTTGACCCAGATAAGTCAAGCAACCCGTTCGCATATTTCACACAAATCATTTGGTATGCTTTTCTCAGACGTATTGACAAAGAGAAGAAGCAGATGTATATTAAGCACAAGGTTGTTGAAAACTCAGTCATACATGGCACTGCTATCGAAAAGAACCAAGGTGATTCGGGCGAAGCTGCATTCATCGACCTAAACAACGACTACATGAGTAACTTCGTACAGAACTTTGAAGACGCTATGGAACGCAAGAAAGTAGCGAAGAAAGAAAAAGAAGACGCCAAAGGCGTAGAACTATTTTATGACATTCCTGATGATCCTGTAGAGACAGAAGATTAATAGGATATACCGACTACATTTGAAATATTATGAAAAGGAATAGACTGAATGAAAGTAGCGATAATCACCGACTCACACTACGGTGTTAAAAATGACAGTCTGTCGTTTGCCAACTTTCAGAACAAGTTCTTCAACGAAGTTTTCTTACCGCATATCGTAGAGAACAAAATCACCCACGTTCTACACCTGGGAGATTTGATGGATCGTCGTAAGTATGTCAACTACATGACTGCAAAGAATGTAGAAGACAACTTCGTTAAGCCACTCATGGACGCTGGCGTAGAGCTTCACATGGTAGCTGGAAATCATGACACATATTTCAAAAATACTAATGAGGTGAACAGCCTCCGTCAGTTGTATGGTAACAGCCATTACGATAAATTTCACACTTACTGGAAAGACACCGTAGAGCTTGATCTTGACGGCTGCAAGGTCATGCTTTGCCCATGGATTTGCGATGAAAATGCAAGCCGAATCATGAAGAGTCTTGCAGCCACCGACGCACAGGTTCTCATGGGACACTTTGAAATCGCTGGTTTTGAAATGTATCGTGGTGCTGTATGTGAACATGGCGAGAGCGTCAACACATTTAGCAAGTTCGATCTAGTCTGTTCCGGTCACTTCCATCACAAGTCAACACATGGAAACATCAACTATCTTGGTGCGCCGTACGAAATGACTTGGTCGGACTACGATGATCCCAAAGGGTTCCACATCTTCGACACGAGCGACCGCAGCTTAGAGTTTATCGTCAACCCTAACCGTATGTTCCACAAGATCGTGTATGATGATTCGGGCATGTCGATTGAAGATATTGCAGAACTTGACACTTCTCTCTTGACAAACACTCACATCAAGGTTATAATAAAGAACAAGGACAATCCTTACATCTTCGATCTTTTCATGGACAAGCTGTTGCAGTCTGGCGCATCTGACATCAAAGTGATCGATGACCTTGTTTTTCTTGAAGGTACCGACGATGACAGCTTGATCGATGAAGCACAAGACACCATGGCAATCCTGTCCAAATATCTAGATTCGATAGAGGTCAAGGGCAACAAGAAAAACGTAGAGAAGTTTATAAACGAGCTATACCAAGAGGCGATTAATTTATGATAGAATTCCAGACAGTGAAATATAAGAATATCCTGTCAACCGGCAACTCTTGGACTACTATTGACTTGAACGTTAACAAGTCAACATTAATCGTAGGTGAGAACGGCGCAGGCAAGTCTACTATGCTTGACGCCGTTTGTTTTGCGTTGTATGGTAAGCCCTTTCGTAAGATCAACAAGCCGCAACTTCTGAACTCTATCAACCAAAAAGAACTTGAGGTGGTGTTGTCATTCAAAATTGGTAATGCTGCATATCGCATTCGTCGTGGTATCAAGCCCAATGTATTTGAAATCTGGAAGAACAACGAACTGCTGAACCAAGATGCTGCGGCTCGTGACTACCAAGCGTATCTTGAACAGAATATCTTAAAGATGAACTTCAAATCATTTGGTCAGATTGTAGTTCTTGGTTCTTCTACCTTCGTGCCATTCATGCAATTACCAGCCCAGCATCGCCGTGAAGTGATCGAAGACTTGCTCGACATTCAGATTTTCAGTACGATGAACACTCTGTTGAAAGATCGTGTATCTACCAACAAGACCATGTTTCAAGAAAACAAGTACGATATCGACATGCTGAAAGAGCGTATCCGCTCCGCCAAGGATCATAACCAGTCTATCCGTAAGATTATGTCCACAGAAGTTTCACGCATTAAAGAGAAGGTCAAAGAACAACTCGACTTAGTTCAAACTGCTGACCAAGAAATTGACGACCTATTAGAGAATACTGGTCTCATTCTAGATAGCTTGAAGGACAAGCCTAACGTTAAAAAGAAGCATGATGAACTACTTGACTTTGACCGGAAACTGAATACAAAGAGCCTCAGCCTAAAGAAAGAAATGCTGTTCTATGAGAACCACGACAACTGCCCGACATGTAAGCAGGGTATCGAACATGCGTTTAAACAAGGTACTATTGATGCCCACCGAGTAAAACTTGAAGAGATTGAAGAAGGTAAGCGTCAACTAGAAAGCCGTAGTCTTGTTGTAGAGAAGCGACTAATAGAGATAGCTGAACTTGAAGCAGAAATTTCTAATAACAACATGAAGGTAAGTGAACTTCGTGCTAATATCAAGATTCGCAAACTCACTATGAATGGCTACAAGTCCGAACTAGAGAATGCTCAGAAAGAAGTCGAAGCGGTAGATACTAGCAAGATCACAGAACTAGAAGATAGTTTGAAAGCCGGTCATACCACGCAAGAGGGACTTTCTTCTGATCTAGAGACACTTGCAATCGTAGGTTCGATGCTGAAAGATGGCGGCATCAAGACACGAATCATCAAGCAATATGTGCCGGTGATGAACAAACTGATTAACAAATACCTATCAGCTATGGAATTCTTTGTTCAGTTTGAACTTGACGAAGCGTTTAACGAAACAATCAAGTCCCGCTTTCGTGACATATTCTCGTACGGTTCGTTCTCGGAAGGCGAGAAGTTGCGTATCGACCTAGCGCTGATGTTCACCTGGAGAACGGTGTCAAAGATGCGCAACTCGGTTTCTACCAATCTACTGATCATGGACGAGATTATGGACAGTTCATTAGATGACGCAGGCACCGAAGAGTTTCTAAAGATTATCAACGAACTTACTTCTGATTCTAACGTCTTTATTATCAGTCATAAAGGCGACCAACTACACGACAAGTTTGACCACACTATCCGGTTTCAAAAACACAAAAACTTTTCACGCATGGTTTAGGGAGATAAAAATGAGCATCGAAGGCAGAATGGAATCGTTACAGCGCAAACATCAAGAACTGCATAACAAAGTGGAAGTTCTTGAAGCAGAGAAAGCACCCGAGAAGTATATCCTTCCTATCAAGAAACAAAAACTACATATCAAAGACGAAATGTGTCATTTGAAAAAAAGACTTGACAGTCAACCAGTTCTATGATATTGTAGGTTACAGGTTTGTGATAGAGTAAAGAATGGGTAAATGAATGACGATTGAAGAACAGTGGGCGCTATGGCAGGAATCAAACTCGCTAGATGACATACCAAATGTCACAGAAGACCAAGTACGTGATGCTCTGATCAAAGATTTGACAGAAGTTTCGGCAATGACTGTAGGCGAATACACCCTCTATGGCAAGTGGCTAGAAGTTCAAAACAAATATCCAACGCAGACTGTTAATACTATCTTCGGTGAAGAGACGCAACTTCTGGACACAACACAGCAATTCTTGATCGATGAGGTCAAGTCCAACATCTGGCGACCTAGTTCGAACGATGATTATATGAATCTAAAGCCACGTCTGTTGTATACTGACGACAGCGGCGTCTTGAAAGGCAAAGGCGTTGACGGCAGTGACGTGGAATCTGTTATCAAGCGCACAAAGGACCTGCCAGAGAAGTGGAACACACTGCGCAACTTTATGTCTACCATGAAGAACAACTCTAATATCGGCCGCAATCTTAACTTTATGGTCGAAGACGAAGTGACTGGCAAGTATCTCGGTGTTATCTGTATTTCGTCCGACTTTCTTGACTTGACACCTCGTGATCAATGGATCGGTTGGGCAAGAGAGAATAAGACACAAGGACATATGATCAACTATACTGCAATCGGGTCTACTATTGTACCTACGCAGCCGCTAGGTTATAACTATGTTGGCGGTAAGTTGCTTGCTCTGTTGTGTCTATCTGACACTGTTCAACAGCTATGGAAAGAACAGTACGGCGATACTTTGATCGGTGTAACAACCACTTCGCTCTATGGCAAATCAAAAGCAGGCGGTCTATCACAGTACGACAATCTAAAACACTGGAAGAAAATGGGCTACACCTCTGGTTCTATGGCTTATGAGGCTACAAAAGCTACACAGTATATGATTCGACATTGGTTGCAACGCAACCATACATACAAATACTTTGAATGGTATGGCGCAAAGAAAGAAACAGGTCAGCCTTATAAGCGTGATCATCGCAACCGTTCGTATCACTTCGCTTACTCAAAGCTGGGTATCCCGAAAAACTTGGCAAGTGCGCCACATGCCCGAGGCATCTACTTTAGTCCCTTGTATGAAAACAGCCGTGAGTTCTTGCGTGGCGAGATAGCAGAAGACAAACTAGTCAAGTTATTCGACACCAGTGAAGCGTCTCTGACCGAGTTATGGAAAACAAAATATGCAGCCAAGCGCATAAGGAGTCTGGTTGAGAGGGATGCCGTGTCCGATGAGACGCTGTTCTATGACGACCTGATTGGTATGTCGTGGCAGGACGTGAAAGACAAGTATCTCTCGCAAGTTGGCAGATAGGTGGTTGCCAACGACACGAATCGGTGCTACATTCAAGTAGTGATGTTAAACAACTAGGAATTATATTATGAGCGTCTTGCGTATAATCAACTCGTACACAGACCAAATTGAACTTTCCCAATTCAAAGATATCAGCAACCAAATTTGCTGCGATCTTGCCTTCCAAGCAAATGAAACGACTCGCTGGTCAGATGAACAGCGTTCCGCATTTATCACTTCGTTTATCACGAACAAAGCACCTTCGCCCTTAATCTTCGCAGATATCGCAGCCTGTTTGGCAAACGCAATCAAGTACGAAAATATTGCTGATATCGAATATTTCGAGCGCTGGAGCAAACTAGGCAAATACATGAACCTAGACGGCAACAACCGAGTGATCTGTTTAGGCGACTTCATTCAAGGCCGAGTAGCAATTCTGCCAGGTGTCTATTACGTTGGCGGCAGCTTCCATACAATCGTAGCAGGCAAGAATGATACCATTTCTACATTGCCAAAAGCAATGCTTGGCCGCTTTGAGAAAGCGATTTTGACAATCGTGGTTTACACAGATGCTTCTCGTGAAGAACTGTCAGACCTTTTTGGCAATGTTAACGAAGGCTCTCCTTTAAATAACGCCGAGAAGCGCAATGCACGAACCTCTGATATTGCAGCCATGGTACGTGGTCTTGCAAAACAGTATCGCCCATTCTTCTCTCAAGCCAATACGAAGTGGTTCCCAAAGAAGCAAGTGAACCGACGTAGCATCGATGACTTCATTGCTTCGCTCTGCTTTGTCCACTTCAACGGTCTCGAAAAAACTATCGGCACCAAGTCACTGATGGATATGTACCGTGTTGGTTCCAATGAAGATGTTTACATCAAATCCTTCGAAAGTTCCTTCAAAAACTTCATGAAGGTGGTTGAGAATTACCCCGACTTATGTGCCTTGACAAACCGCAACTTGCTGCTTGATCTATACTACATCATCGAAACCTCTAAGAAAGATAGCCAAGAGTTCAAAGACAAAGCACACCGTGAGAAGTTTTTGCACCAGTTCATCGTGGCTTCTGGCGAACTGGTACACGAGCGCAAGCTGCATGTCATGGGCGTGGGTAAGAATGCCAAGGCAAAGACCTTCGACCACCTGGTAGGCGGTCAACAGATGGCAAACAACAAAAAGCGCCACGAGTTGTTGATGTCGAAAATTGATCTTACCAACTACTTCAACACTATCAGCCCGACTCGCAGTGCAAGCGCTTTGACCCGCTTGGGTGCGGCAGTTCGTGACAACTTGAAGACGCCAGAAGGCAAGGACATCGACTTGTCAAAACTGCATGACGGCAAGACCTATCACGGTGGCCACATCACGCCTTCTGCCGACGGTGGCAATGCCGACTTGTCGAACATCGCTATCCAGGAAGCACGTGATAACCTGATCCTTGGTCGCAAACCTATCGAATATGCAAATTAACTCTTGACAAAGACTAAAAGTTGGTGTATAGTATATAAATACACTAACTATGCGGGGTGTCACAGGAACAATCAAGAATACCCTTCTTGACAGAGTTGTGCGATACAACTACCCCGCTCCAATACATTATGAATAGGATTATAAATGAGTAGACATGATCTCATAATTGACTTTGAGACTATGGGTACAAATGCACAGAACTGTGCGGTTGTCGAACTATCAACCTTCGTGTTTGAATGGGATCGTTTTGGTACCAATCCCTACAGTTACAACGAAGTTTTAGATAATGTTACAAAATACAAATTCGACGTTGAAGATCAAGTTCGTAACTACGGTTTCAAACTTGAAAGAGAAACAGTCGAGTGGTGGTCGTCTTTACCAAAAGAAGTGCGTCAACTTGCTATACCTTCTGATAAAGACTTGACATTGCCTCAGTTCACCGAGGCGTTCATGAGAGACCTTTGCGATGGTCCCAAGATTGAATACTGGTGGTCACGAAACAACACATTCGATCCTACGGTACTTTGGCGACTTGTCTGGACACAAGACTCTAAGTATCGTCTAAACGAATATCTAATGCACTGGCGTGTACGTGATATTAAGACTTGGATTGATGCTAAGTTTGACTTCACAACTAGAAGTGGTTTCTGCCCGTTCGAGGACGAAAAACTATTCAATTCGCTGTTCAAACAACACGACAGCGCACATGATGTTGTTGCAGATGTTTTACGATTACAATCAATTTTTAGAGCAGAGAATGGCTTGGAGCATATAAATAAATGACAGACACTAAGTATAATGCGGCTGCATCGGGAGCAATGCGTGAAGCTCTAGGCGTGCCATACTTTAGGCAAGTGCCACTAGAAGCTGTAGCAGCCGGTGCGACCTCTCTAGAATACGGTGCAAAGAAGTATGCTGACCGTAATTGGGAAAAAGGCTTGCCTTGGCAACAAATGATCGATAGTTTGAAGCGTCATATTGATGACTTTGAACGTAGGTCAGATTATGACAATGGACCTGACGGCTCTGGTCTGCACCAAGTCTGTATGATTATGGCTTCGGCTATGATGCTATCAGCTTCTGTGATTCGTAAAGTTGGACACGATGATAGAATGGAAGCTCCGGACGATAGCGCATATAGCTCTAAAGAAGCTGCAAAGTGGATGCAATCGCAGCTTGAATTTTCAGCCGCATTCAACCACAAGAATGGTAATAAGGGCGAGCCAGCTAAAGATAATTATGAAAAAGAGAGTGAATGAATGGATATTAAGATCACGATAGAAGACCTAAAAGACAAGAAACTATTTGTCGCTACGCCAATGTATGGCGGCATGTGTGCGGGCATGTATACTAAGTCCACTAACGACTTGGCTATGGCTTGTGCGAAATATGGTATCGAAGTTCGCTTCTACTACCTGTTTAACGAATCGCTTATTACTCGTGCTAGAAACTATTGCGTTGATGAATTCCTTCGCTCTGACTGCACTCATATGATTTTCATTGACGCAGACATCGGTTTCAACTACAAAGACGTATTCACTCTTATGCACCTGTGCGATGCTGACAAGGGTTATGACGTTATCACTGGTGCTTATCCTAAGAAGACTATCGCCTGGGAAAAGATCAAAATGGCAGTAGAGCAAGGCTATGCTGAGAATCCGTTCAACCTACAGAACTTCGTTGGTGACTATGTGTTCAATCCAGAACAAGGTATCAGTGAGTTCCGCTTAGATGAGCCAGTACAGATTCGTGAAGGTGGCACTGGTTTCATGATGATGAACCGCAACACTTTTGAGAAGTATGCAGAAGCGTATCCTGAACTGAGTTACCTGCCCGACCACATTCGCACTGAAAACTTTGATGGCACTCGTGAAATCACTGCGTTCTTTGATTGTGTTATTGAACCAGAGAGCAAGCGCTACCTGTCAGAAGACTACATGTTCAGCTACTACGCACGTAAGATTGGTCTGAAAATCTGGCTATGCCCTTGGATGCAACTGAGCCACGTCGGTTCTTACACGTTCGGTGGCAGTCTTGCAGCTATGGCAGCCATTTCAGCCTCGCCAACCGCAAGTAAAGAATCAAACAAGAAAAACTACTTGACACCCGTTGATAAAGATGTTAATCTTAACAGACAACAACGCCGCAGTCAGAAAAAAGGTAAATAATATGAAATTCAGTGGTACGACTCTCGCAGTTCTCAAGAACTTTGCATCCATTAATCCGAGTGTTATGTTCAAGTCGGGCAACACTATCCGGACTATTTCACCGCAGAAGACAGTAATGGCTTCTGCCACAATCGAAGAAAAGATTGAATCCAATGCTGGCGTATATGACCTCTCTCGTTTTCTTTCAACTCTGTCTCTTTTTGATGATCCAGAAGTTGAATTCCTCGACACCAAGTTTGTCATTAAAAGTGGCAAAAGTCGTGTAAGCTACACATACGCTGCGGAGTCGATGATCGTCACTCCGCCAGATAGTGATATCAAAATTCCTAATCCTGAAGTCCAAGTTCGTGTCACATATGATATCCTTGAAAAAGTTATCCGTGCAGCGGGCGTTCTTCAACTGGGAGAAATTGCTTTCAAGGGCGACGGCGAAACAGTTCGCCTCTCTGCTATTGATAGTAAGAATCCAACAGCCGATGCTTTTGACGTGGTCGTAGCAGAGGTTGATGGTCCTAAGTTTGAAATGATTATCAAAGTTGAAAATCTCAAACTTATGCCAGCCGATTATGACGTATCTTTGTCGTCTAAAGGCTTGGCACATTTTAAAGCTGACACCGTTCAGTATTTCATTGCAATCGAAAAAAACAGTAAATTCGGAGTATAAAACATGACAGACCAAGTAGAAGCACAGGCACCAGGCCTTTCCCTTAATGATATCGCAAATGCGGTTTCTGTAATCGATATCGCTACATCACGTGGCTCAATTCGTGGCGAAGAGCTAACGCAAGTCGGTGCATTGCGTGACCGCTTCGTTGCATTTTTGAAAGCAGCACAGGAAGCGCAAGCGGCAGATGTGCAAGCGGCAGAAGTCGCAGAAGAAGTTACAGAGTAAGACAAACAAGGGAGAGGTGTAAAAGCCTCTCCCTTACTACATTATGATATATTTTGCTTGACATGTCCCTCGTTTAGTGTTATAACGAAACATGTTCTATGATGAAGTATCTGCTATTGATGCAGATGCTCAATGAAATCTAACTGAGGTTTATATTATGCTTAATGACTTTTTATGGGTAGAGAAATATCGCCCTAAGACAGTTCAAGACACTATCCTGACACCTGAACTGAAAGCCACGTTTCAGCAGTTCGTAGACCAGAAGAATGTTCCCAATCTAATGCTGACTGGTCGTGCCGGTGTCGGTAAGACTACAGTAGCAAAAGCCATGCTCGGTGAGATTGGTGCTGACTATATCACAATCAACGGTTCGATGAATGGCAACATTGATACTCTTCGTATTGATATTTCAAACTTTGCATCGTCTATCTCGTTTACTGGTGGTCGCAAGTATGTCATTCTAGACGAAGCCGACTATCTAAACCCCAACTCAACACAGCCTGCACTTCGCAACTTTATGGAAGAGTTCTCGAATAACTGTGGTTTCATTCTTACGTGTAACTTCAAGAACCGTATCATTGAACCTCTTCATTCTCGGTGTAGTATAGTTGACTTTACTCTACCCAGCGCACAAAAGCCAAAACTTGCTTCGCAGTTCTTCAAGCGTACTTGTGGTATTCTTGACGGCGAAGGCATCCAATATGATCCGAAGTCTGTTGCTGAGTTCATTCAAATTTACTTTCCAGACTGGCGTCGTTGCTTGAATGAGTTGCAACGCTATGCCTCGACTGGTAAGATCGATGCTGGCATTCTGGCCAACAAGAGTGACGATTCTATCAACACTCTTATCAACTTCATGAAAGAGAAGAAGTTCACTGAGCTTCGCAAATGGGTTGCTGAGAACACCGATATTGACTCGGCTGTTCTGTATCGCCAACTGTACGACATTCTACCGCAAAAGATTCGCTCGACACAATCGGTTGCATCTGCTATCATCATACTTGCCGAATACCAGTACAAAGAAGCGTTTGTCGCTAACTCCGAAATCAATCGTGTTGCGGCGCTTGCTACTCTTATGGCAGAAGCAGATTGGAAATAATATGTTTAATCTCTTCAAAAAGCCCAAAACATCGAAACAGCCTGTAAAAAAGTGTCTAGGTTGCAATGTTGCAGTTGATGAGTCTGCTCCACAGATGAAGTATCGATATGTTGAAAATGGTGAGGCGATGATCGCAACTGCGTTCCTCTGTAACACTTGTGCTGCGAACTTGAAGCCTGTAGAGGAGTCCGAAGATGGCGAGTCCCTTTGACTATATCAACAGTGTAACCACCAACAAAAAGAACATGATGCGTGATAGTGAGAACGACACTCTTGCAGAAAAGGGCTACAATGCCTGGATCGTGGCAAAGGGTCTTTCTTACTTTCCAGACACCATCTTTCACGCAAATCTTGTTAACACGAACTACCATCTGGAAAATCGTCCACAGTATGAATTTTTACTAAATAGTATCAGACCCGGAAAGCGCTTTGCCAAGTGGTTCAAAAATGAAGGTGACGATGACCTAGATACTGTTTGCGCATATTATGTTTGTAATAAAAATGTCGGACGAGAGTATCTGTCCTTGTTGTCACCTGAACAAATCATGTTCATCAAAAAGCAACAAGAAACAGGTGGAACTAAAAAATGATAGATACCCTAGTAGAGGTAGAGTTACTGCACGATGAAAACTTTCTAAAGATTAAAGAAACGCTTACACGCATCGGCATCGCTTCCCGCAAAGATAAAAAAATATACCAATCATGTCACATCTTGCATAAGCAGGGTAAATACTATATCGTACATTTCAAAGAGTTGTTTATGCTTGACGGCAAAATCAATAACTTTGATGAAGAAGACAAGGGACGTAGAAACACTATCGTCAACTTGTTAGAAGAGTGGAAACTAATTCGCACCGTTGTACCTGCGATGATCCAAGACCCAGTATCTCTATTGTCTCAAATCAAAATTCTCTCGCATAAAGAGAAGGGTGAGTGGGAACTTATCGCCAAATACTCAATCGGTAAAAAGAAATAAACAAAGGACTATATTATGTTTGAAACTGAAAATACTGACTTGAAAATCTATAAACTGTGGAAAGAAGCACATCTGCCAGAATACGGTACTGGACTGGCAGCTTGCTTCGATCTAAAAGCATCGTTGCGCATTGACGACATTGTGACGGTTTATGACGATAGAAATATCAAAGGTTCTAAGCGGGTTGACAGCAATCGAAGTATTACTGTATATTCTGGTCAAAGAGTGCTTTTTCCTACGGGACTCGTATTTGACCTAGATATCACCCAATCGCTTCGTATTCATCCTCGTTCTGGTCTAGCTCTCAAGAATGGTATCACGGTCGCTAACTGCGAAGGCGTCGTAGACCCTGATTATGTACAACAAAGTTATGTGATGCTGCACAATATCTCTACTGTGCCGTTCAATGTCGTAGACGGTATGCGTATCGCACAAGGCGAGATTGTTCGTGCATTCCAAGTCAACTTAGTGGAAATCGATTATGAACCATCAGCTAAATCTGATAGAACCGGTGGATTTGGCTCAACGGGAGTATAAATAATATTGAGTTGCCATAACGGGACTCACAATCAATTGCGCTTTAAGGAGGCAAAAATGAATATTTCACTAAACAGTCTGGCATACGAGCATTACGCTGTAGGCTTCGACGGCATCATCAATCGTCTTATGCTTATTAACGACGAAAATGCCAAAAAGAATACTGGCTATCCGCCATATAACATTGCGAAAGTTGACGATACAAAATATTATATCGAAATAGCTGTCGCAGGGTTTACAGAAGACCGATTGGAACTTACACTAGAAGACTCTGTTCTTACGGTAAGCGGCAACACCAGCACACATGAAGATACGAATCACTATATCCATCGTGGTATTGCTGCCCGTTCTTTTGTTCGCACCTTTACCCTCGCAGATAATATCGTGATTACTGGCGCATCGCTTAAAAACGGTATGCTGAGTATCGATCTTCTGCACGAGGTCGTAGACGAAAAGAAAAAGATAAAGATTCCTATCTCTTCTTATTCTCTTCAACCAAACAATCCAGAGTATCTAGTCGAATAATACCCAGCGGGAGGTCTAGTGCCTCCCGCACCCTCACACACACAGGAGAACTACTATGACTAAGAACCCATTTGAAATCCGTGCCGATGTATTGCAACTCGCAAAAGAGTACATGGACCAGCAAGTTAAGATGGCCATCGATTTTGCTGAGAAAATGAAGACGTTAGGCACAATCGACACAGACGAATATTTGGCCGCCTTTAAGCCATACGACTTTGAAGACTTGATGGCCAAGTCCCAAGAAATGTACAGCTTCGTAACAAAAAAAGACTGACATACACCACTATGAGAATAAAGGGCGCTTCGGCGCTCTTTTTGCTTGACACGAGTCGTTTCTTGTGTTATCTTGAAGACTATACAATAAGGACAATGGCATGACCTCTTTCTACACCGATGTGAAGCAGTATGGCAACCGTATGATGGTAAGAGCCATTGAAGATGGCAAGCGTGTAAAATATGAGTTAGACTACTCGCCTTATCTCTTCGTTAAGAGTAGAACTGGCAAAGGCAAATATCGGTCTGTCTATGGCGACGTGGCTGAGAAGATGCAGTTCTCATCTATCAAAGAGGCCAAAGACTTCACTCAGAAGTATTCTGGTGTAGTTGGCTTCGAGTTCTATGGCATGACCCAGTTCGTGTATCCGTTTATCAACGACAAGTGGCCTGGTGAAATTGCGTATGATCGTGATCACATCAACGTTATGTCTCTCGATATCGAAACGATGTCTGATGATGGCTTTCCAGATATCAAGACCGCAAACAAAGCACTTACAGTTATCACAATCTCCGATGGTAAAAAGTTCGTCGTTATTGGCGTTGGTGACTATGTAGTCCACCGACCTGATGTTGTGTACTACAAATGCACGACTGAGAAAGAGCTTATCGGTCGCTTCATTGAAGAGTACCGCAAGATGGACCCGGACATCTTGACTGGCTGGAACATTGAGTTCTTCGACATTCCATATCTGATCAATCGTATCAAAGTTGTTATGGGCGAGTCTTGGATCAAGATGCTTTCGCCTTGGAATATCGTTCGAGAAGGCACCCAGAAACAGAACGGTACAGAGGTGCAGACGTTCGATATCGCTGGCGTTGCTGTCATGGATTATCTGAACATCTATAAGAAGTGGACATTCGTTCAGCGTGAATCGTATAAACTAGACTTCATCGCAAATGTCGAACTTGGTATTGGCAAACTCGACTACTCCGAGTATGGTTCGTTGCACGGTCTGTACGAAGGCAACTTCCAGAAGTATGTTGAATATAACATTCTTGACACCGACATCATCAACCAGCTTGACGAAAAGCTGAAACTCATTGACTTGATGCTTGCACTGTCTTATGACGGCAAGCTGAACTATGCCGACTCTCTGACCTCTGTGCGTATGTGGGACGTTATTATCCACAACTATCTGATGAAAAGCAATATTGTTATTCCTCAGTTCGAGAAGAACATTGGCGACTACTCGTTTGTTGGTGGTTATGTGAAAGACCCTGTTCTCGGTCGTCACGACTGGGTATGTTCGTTTGACTTAAACTCTCTGTATCCACACCTTATCATGCAATACAATATCTCGCCTGAGAAGTATATGGGCAAGATTGCCTTTGATGGTTGTTCTGTTGACGGCGTTCTCGGTGGCTCATTCAACGATACAGAAATTCGTGACTACATGACTAAAAACAATGTGACGCTTACGCCAAACGGTTGTGTGTGGAATAGAGACGCACAAGGCTTCTTACCGCAACTGATGGAAAAGATGTATGTTGACCGCTCTAAGTTCAAAAAGATGATGCTTGCCGAGAAGCAGAAATACGAAGACACCGGCGTCATCGAACACAAGAAACTTGCAATTCGCTATGACATGATCCAGATGGCAAAGAAGATTCAACTTAACTGTGCTTATGGCGCACTCGGCAACGAATGGTTCCGTTGGTTCAACCCTGACTATGCTGAGAGTGTTACGACTGGCGGTCAGGTTTCTATTCGCTGGATCGAAGCCAAGATGAACAAGTTCTTGAACGAAAAGGCAAAGACGGACAACTATGATT